GTTTACTTTAAGTATGCCAAGAGGCACAAAATTCCAAACAACTATTGATGGTATAACATATCCAATGTTTAATTCAGTTACTCAAACAATTAACTTTGATGCCACGAATGGTTGGTTATTTGAAAATGTTGCTATTGAACAAGGAACATTATCAGAAATAACATATACATACCAAAATAATGCATTCGAATCATATTTAATTCCTGCTACAAATGTAAACACCGCTTCGATTAAAGTTACTGTGACAGATTCTCAATCTACAAGCGCATCTAAGGTTTATTCTCTTAATAGTAATGTGGTAAACCTCGATGGCACAAGTGAAGTGTACTTTTTAGAGGAAGGAAGAGATGCTTATTACGAAGTTAAATTTGGTGATAATATTGTAGGTAGAAGGCCAGGGAATGGTAATACAATTAAAATAGAATATTCTACAATTCCATCAGGTACAGATGTGAATGGTGCTACAATATTTACTATGACTGATTCACTTAATGGTAATAGTGATGAGACAATTACACTTGTAAGTAAAGCTACTGGTGGTGCTGCAAGAGAAACTAAAGAAGCTATTAAATTTAATGCTCCTCTTGCGCACGTATCACAAAATAGGGCTGTAACGCCAGATGATTATAAGGCCATTATTAAAAACGAATTTGCCGATGTTGAAGCTGTTGCAGTATGGGGTGGAGAAGACCATGATGTACCCGATTATGGTAAGGTGTATGTCTCCATTAAGCCATTATCAGCTGAAACACTCACCGATGACCAAAAAACCACTATAAAAACAAGTATTTTAAAGCCAAAAAACGTTGTAAGTATCACTCCGGTTCTTGTCGACCCAGAATACACCTATATCGACCTCGAAGTCTATTTTAAATATAATCCTAACCTTGCTACAGTAACAGCATCTGGTTTGGCAACCTCAATAAGGAATACACTTGTGACATATAACGATGATACATTAAAGAGTTTTGGTGGAGTATATAGAGATTCAAATGTTCTTAAAAAGATTGACGATACCAATATTGCTATTTTATCTAATATTACTCGTATTAAAATGACTAAAAAAATTACACCAGTACTTGGAGAAGAGACTAAATATACACTTAAGTTTAATCAACCATTGACTGACTTAGATGCTACTACAGGTACTACTGGTTCTTATGTGACATCAACCAATTTTACATACGCTGGCCAAACTGGTAAGCTTAAAGATTTTTATGACAGTTCAAGTAATACAAGAATTATTCAAATAGTTGATACATCTAATTTAGTATTAGCCACTAACATTGGTGATGTAAATGAAGAAGATGGAACAGTTACTCTTAACTCATTTCAGCCAACTGGAGTACCTACTGGTATGACTACAATTGATGTGACGGTTAAGCCGGCATCATCTGATATATCACCTACAAGAAATGAATTACTAACAATTAATACATCAACTGCTGGAATTACTGGAGAAATAGATACTATGGCTACTGGTGGTACTACTGCTGGTATTGATTATACAACGGTAAGTAACTAATGGCAAATGGACTTGGAAAATATAATATATCATCATATATCGATGAATTAACACCAGACCATATAGAAGGTTCATATCCTGAGCTAGTTAATTTTCTTAAGACATATGCATTATATTTAGAGCGTTCAAATGAATCTGGATTCTATCTTAATGCTATAGATATTCAAAGAGATATTGACTTTGTTGAGGAAAAGCTCCTTAATGAACTCCAAAATGAAATTGGTGTTGCAGTACCTAGAGACTTTGCTACAAACCCAAGAATGTTTTATAAGAGGCTTGTTGAATTTTATAGAAGTAGAGGTACACCTGAATCTATTAAGTCATTCTTTAGAATGATATACGATGATGATGTTGAAACATATTTTCCATTTGAAGATTTACTTAATCCATCAGATGGAGATTGGACAAATCAAGAAACGGCTATTAAAGCTGATAGAACTACATTTACTCCTAATCATACATTTACAATTAGTGGCACACCATCAGTAACTCCTGCAAATAATGACGCAGCTCAAGCAGCTATATTTGATGACGATGTTGTATTTGTTAATAACGATTATCAAACTCCAGGCACAGATTATACCGAAGAGGTATATTCAGATTCAGGTACAACCAAATATAGATTAAATTTTACAAGTGCTTTAGCAAATAATGATGTTGTAAGAACATATGCTAAAGGATTATTTACTACGGTTAATGGTTTCTTATCAGACAAAAAGTTTTTACAAGACTCTTATTACTATCAGCAATTCTCATATGTATTAAAAACTGGTAAGAATGTAGCTGATTGGAAAAATGCATTTACAAGATTAGTTCACCCTGCAGGATTTAAATTCTTTGGGGAGATATTAATCAATATTTTAGCATTAGACCAAGGAAATACACAAGCGCAATATGGCTGGTTACCGTTTGTTGGTAAAATACAGTTAACTTTAGGTGCACATCAAGTTGGACCAGTAAGTTTTAATAGTCACATATTAGAGAAATCGTATACCCATTATGCACGAGGTAGTTCAGAATTTAGCATTATAGGTATGCAAAATCATTGGGAGAACATGAAGTTCAGTTATTTAGGCCCAAATAGTGATTTTGCTCGATATACAGTGCAAGATAGTATAAATAACAATATAGGTTTACAATTCGGAATGGGTGGAGCTAGTTCACTCGTTATTTCATAAAATAAAGGAAAAGACATGGCAGCAATAATCACAAGTAAATTCAGACTAGATTCAACGAATAAATTCGTAGATAGTCTTAGTGATAATCAATTCTATATGGCTCTGGGACGGCCAAACGCATGGACGGATGACGCATCTCCGGACACCCCATATGAAAATGACTACGCATCAAATACTTTATGGGAAAACATGTTTGCCATGAAGCGAGTTGATGCTGCAGACATTATTCATAGTACAAAAAGGAACCTATGGGTTTCTGGTACAACATATGTAGAATATGACGATCAAGATACAAACATAGAAGGCAAAACATATTTTGTTATATCAGATAATAATAACGTATATATGTGTTTGAGAGCCGGTGCAGGCGCAAGTACATATAACCCAGACACAGTTGGTGTTCAAACATCAGGTGTTATTGGTAGCGTATCAGCTAACGATGGTTATATATGGAAATATATGTATACAGTCCCAGCAACTGATGTAACTAAGTTTTTAACATCATCATTTATGCCAGTAAGGCATTTAAAAGAACAACCAGCAGTTGGTGCTGATGCTGGACTAACAGCACAATGGGGTGTACAAGGTAATGCAATCGATGGGGCTATATATAACCTTAAGATAACTACTGCGGGCGTTGGATATACTTCAGCTCCTACAATAACTATTGCAGGTGATGGCGCAAGTGCTGCAGCAACATGTACAGTATCTGGTGGAGCAATTAATAGTGTTACAATGACTAACGTTGGCACAGGATATACCCACGCTACAGTTACATTAACCACAAGTGGTTCATCTACAGCAGCAACGGTCAGACCAGTTATCGGCCCTCCAGGCGGATATGGTGCAGATCCTACAAATGATTTAAGAGCACATTATGTAACAGTTAATACAGTATTTACTGGCGATGAGTCAGGTTCAATTCCTGATTCAAATGACTTTAGACAGATAGCAGTTGTTAAAAACCCAATTGAATTAGCTACTCAATCAGCTACACTATCGGCTGTAGGCTCTATGGTTGTAGGTAACTTTTATAAGATTTTAACAATAGGTACATCATCAGATGCACATTGGGTAACAGCAGGTTCAACTAGTGGTAATCCAGTTGTGGGCGAAGTATTTAAAGCTATCGCTACAACATCATCTGGTTCAGGTACTATTGCTCAAGTTGCAGAAGCAAGTGCATATAATACATGTAAGAGTGTAACAATTCCTACTGGTTTGCATGCGACATATGTAGCTGACTTTGCATTTGAAGGTCATACAAGTGGTACAGTTGGTGCTAAAGGTATATGTGTAGAATATAATACTAGTACAGGTGTATTGCATTATATACAAAACGAAACTACTGGTTTTGGAACATTTACTGCATCACATTTTACTAGAGCAACAGGTGCATCAACGGCAGGTGATGATATTTCAGCAGTAACGGCACCTTTAGTTAACCATCATTCAGGTGATGTAATGTTTATAGAGAATAGAACGGCTACAACAAGAGCGTCAGGACAAGTAGAAACAGTAAGATTAGTAATAGCA